CCCCAATTGGAGACGCGCACTGTTACCAGATATGATTCCCATTTCTAACCCCCTCTGACAGCCTCTTTGATTATTTGCAGATCAATGCGAACCATCTGTTCGTCATCGCCTGCAAACGGCCGCAGATAAAACTCAATGTTCTCGACCGTCGCCTCGTCCACTCCCGATCCGAGCGTCGGATTCTCGACGATCATATTCATCAGCGCAGCAGCATATCGCTCAACCATTTTCGTCAGCCAGGTTGGCCGATAGCCGCCGACCGCGATGAACACCTGATATTTCATTCCCAGTGCGTTCCCGCCGCTGGAAAGATATTCGACCGGCACAGCATCCGGCGCTATGACGAGCACTGGGTACGTGTTGAGGTCCTCGATGTCTACCGCCCCGTCAATGATCTTGGCCGAGTCAATCATTGGGGTCGGTATTGTGTCGCCCTCCTCGGTGCTGATCTCGGTAAGATACGTGTTGTAATTCGATACGACGAAGGTGTGGAGGGTGTCGGTCACATGCTCGAAGTGATTCCGCAGGCTCATCCACTGCCCCCGGTGATCTTGTCGATCTCGTTCTGCAGCGCTCCATCGGCAATCTTGCTCGCCTGCCCGGTCGTGAACATATCATGCAGCGAAGGCCCGAGAAACGGTCGTTTCGGCATCGTCACTTTTTTCGCGAACACTTCTCGCCCGTCTTTCGTCGTGAAATGCAAGAACTTCGCACGTACCGGAACTATCGTCCCCCCGAACTCATGGATCGCCCCATATTTCGCCCCGACAATGATCGTCGCCGACCAGTCCTGCACGCTGTATGATTCCGATCTTGCCAGGTTCCCGGTAATCCAATGCAGGCCCGACTTGCTGCCTCGCAGATAGTCTTTGTTCGACCTCGCGATCGTCGCCTCACAGATCAGCGAGAGAATGCGCCGATTGATTCGAGGCATCGTCTCGCGAATCCGCTTGAAATCGCCATTGAGCTTGGATGCATCGAGCGTGATCGCGAAGGTTACCATGTCTCTCTCCGATACGATTCGATCTTCTCAAGAATCGCGTCTGCATCCTTGTCGATGTAGGTCTTGCTCCCTCCGCCTGCGGCAGTGATCGAGGAGATCCCGAGATAGCCTTTCTTGCCCGATTCAAGAACGTCGAGCGCCGCAAGTTTCAACGTCGCCGTCTTGATCGCAGCAGGGATCAATCCGAGCGTGTCGCCGTAACCATGCGAGTAGCTCACCTTGTAATTCGAATTGCCTTTCAGGAATGTGTAGGTGAGCCCGTCGATATACCAATCGCGCAATTCGAAAGTCGAGATGTCGATCGAGGTATCGTTCAGCTTGATCCCCTGTAGCGCGGTAATCGGGCGGCTTCTCACAGGGAGTGCTTGCAATCCGGTGCCGTCATAAATCTCGTCGGACTCGGTATCGCCGAAAGGATCATAGCCGAGATATTCGCGCACCCGATTGCTCGCGTCCTCGATGAAGTCCTCGAACATCGACGCACGGGAGGTGTCTCCCGTGTCGCCTTCGCCGAGATAGGTTTGAAGTTTCGCAAGCGTGGTAAGCGCGTTACTCGATAGGCTCATCGCTCTCCTTTGCCTTCGTCACGGTTTTTTTCGGAGTCGCGAGTCGTTCGACATATCGCGGCTCATAGAGCTTGACCTGGTTCGCGGTGAGCTCAAGGATCTCTCCGGGCTCGTGGACTTCACTCGCCGAGAAAAACACCCGCCGAACCACTTTGCACTTGAACCGTTCTTTCATCGTTTCCCTCACAATCGGGCGGCCCCCGAAAGAGCCGCCCTGGCTTCAACGATATCCGGCTTAGCTCGCCGGACCCCTGGTGCCTTGAGCAAGAGCCCCCTCGATGGCCACTGCGATGGAAAGGCGCTGAATGCCACGGAACACCGTCTGATCGTAGTCGAATCGCACGTCCTGCGACTGCGCGATCTCGAGGCTCATCTGGTCGCCAACCTGGATGTAGCGGGGATTCCCGAAGAGAACCCACGGGCCTCCGGCGGGGATGCTCGCCTTCGTGGTCATCTGACTTGAGAGGTTGGTCGGGAAACCGAGCACGTCATAGCGGTATGCCTGATTGAGCCTGACGAGATGATCGCCGTTGCTGTCGGTCAGTCCGCGAACCGTGGCCCACACGGTCGGATGGAAAAACCACTGCGCTCCCTGGATCTCGATCTCATCGAGCATTCCAGCAATGGTGTAGAGATTCGCAGCCGTGATCTCGGTTGCGACCGAATCTCCGGTATCTCCGGCGTTGTCGTTCGTGGTGACGCCGCCTGCCCATCCGTTGAACGGGTAGGTCGTTCCGTTGCCGTCGGTATCTCCGGTGTCGCCCATGAGGATGTTCTTATCGGTGTACTGCGCGAAACCTTCGGTGAACTCATCGGCGATGAGCGATCCGACCGGAAGCGCCGAGTCCTGAAGCAATTCGTTCGGGACGATGGACAGCGCGACCATCTTTTTCGCGGTGTGCGAAACCTGGCCGAGGGTGAGCTTGGTGTCGGTGATCTGCGTGTTGATGGTCCCCCAGCTCACGGTATATCCGGCCGTCCGGCTCGGCATCGTGAGGGAGCCGCTTGACATCGGGATGATCGTCACCTTCGGCAGCATGAGCGATCGCTGGTAGACCAAACGCACGAGCTCCGCTCGGAACTCCGTCGGGATGAGGTAGCCGCCTGCGCTCGTGGTCTCGGTGAGCACGTTGTCGCCGAAGGTCTTCTTGATGAACGCGGTATCGCGTTCCTTGACGGCGATCATGTATTCGACGAAGCGCTTCTCGGTCTTGTCGTCCCAGTAGGGAACCGGAGAGGTGCGGCCGCGCGCGGTTTCCTTGCGGGCGTTCGCGTAGCCATAGTACTTTCCTCGTTCCTTCTGCTCGTCCTCATCGGGAACGGATCCGTCGGCGATATCGGCCTTCGCCTTGAGGATCTCCTCGATTTTCTTCTCGTAGTCGGCCTTCTGAGCCTCCATCCTCTCCTCAAGAGTTTTCTCCCGCTCTACTCCCGAGGTCTCGAGAGCGGCGAGCTTTTCGGCCATCTTCTCGAGGAGCTCTTCGGTCTTGGTCTTCGTTTCGGGCATATCAGCCTCCTAAAATATCCTGGATTCTCTGATAGGCTTCTTCCGATACTTCGAGCTCCTCGCCTGCGACGTCTTCAGGTTCGGCGCTTACGTCCTCTCCCTGATCGTCAACGACCTCGGTCTCGTCGTTTGGGTCAAAGTCCTTGAAAATGACGCTCTTTGTTTCCGCGTCGAATGATTTCGCGAGTATCAATGCATTCTGGTTCGCCGGCACATTGACCAGCGACACCTCCATGAGATCGGCGCTTTTGTAGGTATAGCCTCCGCTGTCGTTCGGCTCGAAATCGTTGGAGCGGAACCCTACCGACACGGCGCGCATGATGTCTTGTTGCACGAGCTCATAAGCAAGATCGGCGGTTGGATTCGTTCCCTGGTCGGAGAATTGCACCTCGCCCCGCAGCTGCTTTGAATGCTTGTAGACCCGGAGAAACTTCCCGATCGGGAACTGCCGCCCATCGTGAAAGATCTGGAAAACGGGGTTTTTCATGAACTCCGCTGTCTTCCACCCGTTCACGAGAATGACGTCTCCATCTCGATCGATGTCCTCGGTGGAGAGAATGAATGTGGCGGTCCGTCCTTTCGGGGCCTTGGTCCCTTGAATCGTTATCGTTTTCTCCATGGCCTACTCCAATACCGATATGATCGAACAACGGCAATTACAGGCATCCTCGGGCGGTCCATCGCCGGGGTGCATCACCCGCGTTCCATCGCCGAGCGTGAACATTTCATCGACGTTGACGACTTCTTCGATTTGGTGACTGTCTCGGACATTCCCGTCGCCCGCGTTGAGCCATTGCTTTTTCTTCACCCCGACATCTTTCATGCCCTGCAGACGCCCGCCGTTATAAGCGTTCGTCGTCTCCGTGCGAGCGATGAGCTTTGCCCGGTTCTTGCCGACGTCAAAGACCTTCGGCAACGACTTCGCGAAATCATCGATCGTGTCGCTCGCTTTGATAGAGTCGATGAGCGCTTGCTGCACGACATCTGCGGAGCGTTGGATCTTCACCCCCCGTTTTGCCGCAAAGGTAATCGCCGATTCCACCGGCTCCCTGAATCTCACGCCGAGGCCCCAGTACGAACGTTTCGCGCCGATCGAGAACGATCTCTTGATTTCAGGCGCGAGCACGTCGGCGAGCCCGATGCCCCACTCGGCATCATGCAGATATGAGATGATCACCTGAGCCGCTTCATTGCTGATCGACTTTTCGGCGGACTTTTGGACCTTCTCGTCGACGAATGCTTTCATCTCCTGATAGCGCTCATTCCAGAAGTTCTTGACACTTCGGATCATCGGCTCCTCTTGGCGGAGCATGGTCGAAAGCACGCGCTTGTACTCCATGCGGCGGATCTCTTTGTCGTAGGTCAGGCTTTTCTCGTATTCTATCCGCTTCTGCCGCCGGTATTCTGCTACTAACTTCGGGACATCCGCCTCAGTGATAACCCGCCCTTCTCCGACGAGCCGCGGTTCGGGGAGCTCGGCCTTCCCAGGGGGGGCGGGCAATGGCAGAGCCGCCGGGGCTTCCATCTGCAGGTCGGCCGGGAATCCAAGATTCAAGCGCTCATTGATCGCCTGGAAGGGGACACCCATGTTCCAGTAGACCTGCGCGGCCTTGCTCAGGCCCTCGATATCGACCTGGAGCTCGGGAACCTCGGAGTGATCGAAATTGGCGTGGAGTGTCGGAGCGAATCGAGCGAAAAACTGGTTGAGCAACACTTCCTCGAGAAGCGCGATCTTCGGAAGCAACGTATTCGTCCACAGAAACTTTTTCGCCTCGGTCATGTTGTTGAAGGTCGTATCGGTGAACCCGAATACCGCCTTCGGGGTGCCGAAGATCATGAAAATGTTGTCGCGCGAGTTGCCGAGAAGATTCACATAATCCATATCTTTCTGAGGTATCCCGATCGGCACATACTCGGCGTTGTTGAAAACCGGGATCTTGTGAGCATCACGGACCCCGCGCATCCGCGATTTCATTGCCATCTCCATTTCCTTCTCTTTGCCAGGGTCCGGTCGCCTCGGCCCACTCGATTTGAAAAAGCCTTTCAGCAGTGCACCGTCTTTGAAAAACTGGATGTTGTATGTGTTCGCATACCACATCTCGGTCAAGTCCATCCGTGCCGCGGTCAGGGGAGCCATGCCGTCCCATATGTCGCTCGGATGCCAGTAGCGAAAGAAGATCACCTGATTCGGTTCATATCTCTTTCGGTTGTTGTAAATCCAATGGTCGGCCTGCCCTTGGGAGTCTTTCACGACCCGCATTTTGGATGAATCGACGGGGAGCATCATCGCCGGGCGGCCTCCGATGAACTCGGTTATGACCAGATGCGCCTTGCCGTTGAGCTCGAGATTCTTGATGATGCCTTCCCACAGCGCGAATCGGTTCACGTTCGGATAGGGGGTCCGAAAAAGGCGCACGAACGGGTCGCGATCGTTGAGAACATTGTCGTTGGAGTCAAGGATCTGAAATGGGAGCTGTGCGATCGGACCGGCGATCTTGTTGACGCACGAATAGACGAGCCCAACGTTTCGATAGGGGCTCCCAATGCGGGAGTAGTCGGAGAGCAGCGAGTGATTCGTCATGTTGTCGTCGCCGTTCAGGAACTCCTGCACCGGCGACCAATCGGTCGCCATGCTCTGAGGATCGCCTGCGGCTTTGGTAATGTACGGGAAGAGCTTCACCTCGCCCCCTCACATCTGGACATACGAGACGCTCGGCTCCTCGTGCTGGACTTCTGAGTAGACTCCGTAACGCAATGCGCTGATATAGTGGTCGTCAACCTTGACAATCCTCCCGAGATCATCACGCCGGTAGTTCTCCATCTCGTAGAGCAAGCCGGTGCAATGGTCGGCTATATACAACTCATCGGCTTTCAAAAGTTGACGTATCAGATTGACCGATGCCTCCACCGATCCCGGCCCCTTGTCTGAGAGCGTCGAGTTGATGAACTCTCGAGTCGCCGCTTCCCCGAGGTTGTGGTCGAGATAGCCAATGTAA